TTCACGGACAGACACCGACAGGAGGTAAGCCGCCGATGTACGGAGACTTCAGCCGGCTGCCGACAGACCTGGCTGGATTCATCCAGGGAGCCAAGAAGCTCAAGGAGCTGAAAGCGAAACTGCCGAAGGAACTGCAGGGCAAGAGCACGCAGGAACTCATGCGTTTGACGCCGCAGGAGCTAACGGAGATACTCACGCCGCCGGCACCCAAGCCGGAAGACAATAAGGAAATCAAGTGAAAATCTTCGCAATCAGAGACCGAATGCTGAATTACTTTCAGCGGCCGGTAATGGCCGACCAGGCACCGGATGTGGTGGCGGCCGTGGCAACTGCGATCAACAACGGAGAGAACAATGACTTCTGCAAAAAGCCGGAAGACTTCGAAGTCTGGCAAATCGGCGAGTTCGACCAGGAGAGCGGACTCCTCGTCCCCAAGCTCACCATCATCACGAACTGCGCCAGCCTCGTTCGAACAGGTGTTCGGGAAGACACCGCATCCGCACGCGCCAAGGCTCTTGCAGCTGCTGGCCGCAGCCAGGGAGCGCCTGGCGGCACACGAGGCTACCAGCCTGCCCAAGATCGCCCTGTTCAGGACGCGGTACACGCAGCGAATGGCGACGCTCAGACGCCACGTGGCGAACCTGGAGGAAGCCATCAAGTCACTCACCCCCACCTGAGGGCCGACGACGACGGCAACGAGCTAGACATCTGACGAGACAGCGACTGCCGATGGCAAGCGCTGTCAACTGGACCATCTAGATCTAGTAGGGGATGGTCCAGGGGCGCACAATCGGGCCGCGAGGGGAGACCCTCGCGGCCCTTTACATTTAGGAGGAAGTATGCGCAGGAATATCAGCGGAAAGCGGCACAGCCGCAAGTTCCACAAAGCCCGCCGACACACGCGGGCAATCAACAGCCCGCAGCAGGTAATGCGGGGAGGCTTCAGGCTCTAATGGCCTGTGAGAAGCCAATCACAGCATTTCGGCCCGCCACTGGCGGGCCGATTCGCTTTGGGAAGGCAGCGCCCCTGGACGGGCGCGCATATATAACAATCGCACTACCGTGCGGAAACTGCATCCTATGCAGGGAGGAACAAGCCCGACAATGGGCGGTAAGGATCGTGCATGAAGCAACGCTCCACGACGAGAACTGTTTCATCACGCTGACATACGCGGACGAACACCTACCCGAGTACAACAGCCTTGCGTACACAAAGGACGTACAGCGATTCTGGAAACGGCTCCGACATCACATCGGGCCACTGCGTTACTACGCCGTCGGAGAATATGGAGATGCGAGCCTTCGCCCGCACTATCATGCGTGCCTTTTCGGTCACGCATTCGCGGACGAGAAGAGGCGCATCGTCAGAACCAGCCCGCACCTCCTATGGACGCATCCGCTCCTGGAGGAATGCTGGGGCCTAGGGTGGGTAAGCATAGGCGCACTCACGGCGCAAACAGCGAGGTACACAGCAAGCTACGTGACCAAGAAGCTGCGGAGTCAACAGCAATACGTCAGAGTCGACGAAGAGAGCGGGGAGTTAATCCCGCTCGAACAACCACGAGCCTACGGCTCGAAAGGAATAGCCAGCGAATGGCTAATGAGATACGGAAATCAAGTGTATGCAAGAGACTACGTAGTAGTCGAAGGCAGAAAGCAGAAGCCACCAAAATACTACGACAGGTGGCTAGAAAAGCGCTCAAAATTAGCGCTAGAAATGATCAAAGAACAGAGGATAAACAGGGCTAAAACTAAGCCTAAGGAGGATACGCACGCACGCGCAGAAATTGCACGCGCACGCGCAAAGAACAAGAGCAAGAAAGTTTAGCGAGGGGAAGAACCAAGAAGTTTGGCTTCCCGAGACACAATCAACAACACAGGTAAAGACAAATGTTCAGGAACAAGACAGCACAGCAACACAACTTCGCAGTCATACCGGGCGCGGATGTACCGCGCAGTCAATTCCGGATGCGACAGACGAGAAAACAGGCGTTTAACGCCTCAGAACTCATCCCCATCATGTGTGAGGAAGTTCTGCCAGGAGATACCTGGAGACACCGAGAAGGCGTGCTCGCACGACTCGCAACGCCAATAGCACCCGTCCTGGATGACCTGGATATCGAGACGTTCTACTTCTACGTAGCGAACCGAATCCTATGCGGCACGGAACCAGGTGCAGCGGACGGAATCACAAACCCGTGGGAGGCATTCATCACGGGTAGAGAAGACCTGACACTGCCAAGAATGCAGCCGCCGGCAGATCCGGGCGGAACCAGGTCAATCGTGGTCAACTCCCTCCTGGATCACTACGGCCTGCCCGTTGGGCAGTTCCAGGACCAGGTGGGACCCCCACTGCGGACGATGTCCTTCAACGCCCTGCCGATATGGGCGTATTTCATGATCCACAACGAGTGGTTCAGAGACCAGAACCTAATGGAGGCCTGGTCAATGGTCATGACGTACAGCGAGACCCACGAGACGGGATCAATCACGCGACCAGACGCGGGCGAATTCTGGGACACAATGCCGCTACGCGTGTGCAAGCGCGCGGACTACTTCACGCGATCGCTACCGTTCGCACAGAAAGGACCAGCAGTAACGCTGTCCCTGGGAACAACCGCTCCAATCTTCACGAGCGGAACCGCAGTCACAACCGGCAGCCAAGCGGCGATGCAGCTGCGGAAAGCGAGCGACGGAACCGTGGCACCAGCCACGTCAACACTGGGAGTAGTGAACCCCGGATCGGGCGTCACCGAGATGTGGTTCGACGCCGCCGGCGGGTTCGTGAGCGGAGACGGCGGACTCTACCCGTCCAACCTGGTCGCGGACCTGAGCGCAGCAACAGCGCAGACCATCAACGAAATCAGACTCGCAGCCGTGACACAGCAGCTGCTCGAACGAGACGCACGCGGAGGAAGTCGGTATGTGGAAAACCTCCTGGCGCACTGGGGCGTGCGGAGTCCGGACTACAGGCTCAACCGGCCGGAATACCTGGGAGGCTCTAAAATCCCAGTCACAGTCAATCCGGTTGCTCAAACTGCCGCCTACGACGCCGAACCGGCTTCGGCTGCTAGCGCGGTTGGCAACCTGGGTGCGGAAATGCATGCGCAATCGGTGAGGAACACTTTCACCTACGCAGCAACGGAACACGGCTACATCATTGGCCTGGCCTGCGCCAGGGCAACGCCGACATACCAGCAAGGGTTCCGCAGGCACTGGATCAACAGGGACACACGCCTGGACTTCTGGGACCCGCTGTTCAGCACCCTCGGCGAGCAGGCGGTCAAGACCGAAGAAATCTACATGGGGCCAACCGTCATACCAGGGAACCCGACCTGGGGATACCAGGAACAGGGAGCGGAGTACCGCTACACACCGAACGAAATCACGGGCGTACTCAGGAGCACCGTGGCACAGCCCCTGGACTGGTGGCACTACGCGGAAGAGTTCGAGGACGAACCAGCCCTCAACGAGGAATTCATCCTGGACAAGACGCAGGAGACACTGGCGCGATCACTCGCAACAGCACCAAGCGCGCAATGGAGTGCGCAGATCATCATGGACGTGGTGCACGACTCAACAGTGGCCAGGATCATGCCGGCCTACAGCGTGCCGGGCATCGACAAGTTCTAGGAGAACGACAATGGCAGGATGGGCAGCAGCGGGGAGCATCGGCGGGGGACTTCTGTCCCTCGCCGGACAAAACTCCGCGAACAAAGCAAACATCAAGCTCAACCGGGAGAACCGCGACTGGATGGAAAAGATGTCCAACACCGAGTACTCACGCTCGATAGGGGACATGCTCAACGCGGGGATCAACCCAATGACAGCCGCGCTCAAAGGAGGCGCGAGCACGCCAAGCAACACTGCACCGACCGTGCAGAACACGATGGAGGAACTAGGCCGAGGGGTTAACAGCGCAGGAAGCGCGATGATGCAAAGAACCCTCCTGGAACAACAACGCGCCAACATCGAACTCACGAAGGCGAACACCTACAAAGCTACGCAGGAGGGAAACAGCGCCGCGTTCCTGGCTAACCCGGAGATCCAGGGGAGCGGCTGGGACAAGCAACAAGCCCTGGTGAAAGCACAAACCGCCGCGGCCGTAGCGGCGGGAGACCTGACCAGGGCGCAAGCGGAGCAGATACTGCAAATGCTGCCGCACATGAAACAACTGACCGACGCGCAAGCGAAGGCCGCCGAACAAAGCGCCAACAGCGGAAGAGCCGCAATGAGGCTCGATGAACTCCGAGTACCGGAGTACGAGTCCTCAGCGAAATGGTTTAGCAGCGAGCTAGGCCAGGGCGGCACAGGGAAAGCGGTCGACTTCATCAAACAGATACTCCAAATCCTGAGAGGCAAGTAATGGGATACGCAGAGAACAAGGCGAAAGCCAAGACCAAGACCCGGACCGAAACGATGACCGACCAGGCGGCGGCATACGAGACGGACCGGAACGTGATCGTGAACCGCTACATGGTTCACGGACAGACACCGACAGGAGGTAAGCCGCCGATGTACGGAGACTTCAGCCGGCTGCCGACAGACCTGGCTGGATTCATCCAGGGAGCCAAGAAGCTCAAGGAGCTGAAAGCGAAACT